CAGTACCGTTACCGGTTGGACCACCACCTCTAAAATAACCGTTACTTCCTCCATCCGCGCCATTATTGCCTGAACCGCCAGCACTAGCACCGCCACCGCCGCCACCAGCACCGCCATAAATAGAACTTTTACCTCTTCTGCCAGTATTTGCAAAAACAGAACCACCGCCTCCAGCGCCGCCCCACTCGGCATTGCCAGTGCAACCTGTGGTACCCGCGCCCCCGCCAGTTCCCATGTTGTCAGTCCCAGTAGAGCCGCCAAAAAATGTACTGCTTGGAAGACCACCATTGCGAACGGTAGTTGAAGAAAGACCTCCTGCGCCGCTGCCTCCACCTCCAGAACCACCGCTATATTCGACACTACAATTACCACCAGCCCCACCGCCTCCACCATAGGCAGATAAATAAGTTCCAAAAGTAGTAGTGCCACCAACACTTCCATTGCAACCAAGCACACTAGTACCACCAGCACCACCAGCGCCGCCAGCACCCACGGTTACTTGTACCTGCAAGGGTATACAAGCGGCTTGGAAATAATTACTAACTCTAGCGCCGCCTCCGCCTCCAGCGCCAGCGGCATTACAAGCAATATTAATTTTATTGCCGCCGCCACCACCACCGCCTCCACCCCAAACACATACACGGATTAGTTTGATGTTGGGTGGTTTGTTCCAAATACCAGAAGACGTAAATGTTTGTACATTGGCATCAGTGCCAGTGACTTGATAATTAAATGCTGTTTGTTGATTAGTAATTGTCATAGCTGATTACCAAGAATAAACACGAACCATACCGTTGCCGCCTATACCGCCAGAGCCACCAGTTCCAGCATCAGAGTTTCCACCACCACCACCGCCACCAGCAGGTAATCCACCATTACCACCAGCACCACCAACAGCAGAAGCGGCTGTTGCACTATTTCCACCAAAGCCGCCACTTCCGCTACCAGATGTTTGTGTATATCCATCAGGGCCATTAACGCCAGCAGTATTGGTAGGGTTTAGACATTGATTTCCTATATAAGCTGAAGTTCCTCCGCCAGTACCGCGTCTAAAAGTAGTAACAATTGATCCACCAGAGCCACCACCACCGCCGCCAAAAACTGAACCGCCGCCACCTCGGTAGCAAGTTGATGCGGCTTCTCCGCCTCTACCGCCAGCACCGCCGCCCCATTCAGCAGAACCTGAAGTGCCTGATACAACAGTAGAGCCTTGAGCGCCACCACCGCCACCGCCTATTGCATTTGGATTACATGTTCCGCTCCAGTATTGGGAAGATGGAAGCCCACCAGTAGCAAAAGTCGTTGAGGCCGTGTTACCAGTACTGCCAGTACCTCCACCACTCCCACCGCTTATCGTAGTAGCTGTACCTGTAATACCAGCCCCACCAGCCCCACCACCAAAAGCCACAAGATAAAAGTTATTAGCCGTAGAAAGGCCAAAATATGAAGCTCCACCAGCAATACCAGTTGCGCCAGCCGCTCCGCCATTTCCTCCAGCGCCAACAGTCACATTGATTTGTGTGGGTAAACACGCGGCAGGGAAAGTTAAACTTGCTCTAGCCCCACCACCACCACCAGTTGCGCTAGTAGAAGTAGATGCTGAACCAGAAAAACCTCCACCTCCGCCACCACCTCCGCCCCACACACAGATACGTACTATGTTGGCTTGAGGTGGCTTTATCCATTTACCAGACGAGGTGAACGTCTGGATATCAACAGCCAATTCATTAACGACATAGTTAAAGGCCGTAAGCTGAAGGGACTGAGGCAACTTAGTAGTCTCCGCCGAATGCAGATAAAGCGATACCCACGTTTGTACCGCCAGCCGCTACAGTCAAACCACCATAGATGCGGTAAGAAGTAGGGATGTTTAAACCATTCAAAGGTAAGGTCAAGGGGTAAGTGGTTAGCGCAGTTGTTCCCAAAGCGGTAACAGCAGTTGCAGGAATTGCAACCTCACCCAAGAAGATGTTATTATTAGCTGTAGTGTTGACTGAACCGTTATTGATCCAGAAACGAACCACAGTAGCCGCTGATGTACCAGAAGCTGTAGCTCCATTCGTTGAAGCCAAACGACACATCACTTGGTCAATACGAGAACCATTAGGGCCTCCAGTAAAGACAAGTGCCATTGATTGGCCAGTGGCTTCAGTACCGTCAAAAGCCTTTGTGTTGGTCATTGCCGTCTGAATGACGGCATTGTTTGCCCCTACATCAGGGGTCTGTGTAAATACTGGTGTTGCTGTAACTGCCATGTTTAAAATCCTCCAAAATTGACTGCTAGATATAAATTTCCGCCGGTGCCGCCAGAACCACCACTCGAAGATGTGTTTGCCCATGTAGGCGCTGCGTTAGCACCGCCAGATGTTAATACTTGGCCTGATGTGCCGTATGTTGCACCGCCAATACCAAGTTCACCTGATGAACCAATGCGAAACCGTTCTGTTCTACTTGTGCCTGTATAAAATAACATTGTTCCGTTGTACGCACTTAAAACAAAATTATCTCCAACGGCAGATTCAATAACTCCAGAGTTATTCCAAGCGGCAGGATAAACAATTGTGTTATTTCCTCCAGCAAACATATTGATATATTTATCTACGCCAGTTGCATTGTTGTTAGTAATCTTTATTGCAACAATACTAGTAGTATTACCTGTGATATGAAGTTTGCTATCAGGCGAACTTGTTCCAATACCTACATCGCCTGATGCGTTAATGCGAACTTTTTCCGAAAGTACTGCCGCTTGTCTTGTTGAAAAAGCCAGTATTGAGTCACCGGTTGCAGGCGCAAAGCTGTTAATTGCGGCCTGACCTGCGTTTCCTACGGAAGGTTCACTAAGGAATTGAATGCCAGCGTAACCATTTGCAGTTGTGTTCTGCACAGTAAGAATATTACCAACGGAAGAAGTTGTATACACAGTTCCATTAGCAATAGATGCTACAGGATTAGTTAAAGTTACACCTGATGCTAATTTATCACCAGTGATTGAGTTGTTTGCGATATCAGCAAAGGTAATTTGACCATCAGCAATGAGTGCTGAAGTAATTACATTTGATGTAATACTATCTGCTGTGATTTTTGAGAGTGCCATATTTTTATTATTTTATTGGTTATTTACTCTATTTAGTCAAACTGGGAGTTTGGATTATGATGTATGTGTTATGGTTGTTTAGCTCAATCACACATCATGCTGGCTCTAGTTCCTTGACCGTGGATGTGATGACTGCTGTAGAGGTGTCTCGATCCATTGTCATGTAACCTTGGCAAGTGATATTGTAGTCAACTCCATTAGCATCTTTTTCGCTCTTAACAGGAACGGTAATGTCTAAATTCTTAAACAAAAATTCTTTGCCGTTTTCAAAAACACGCCAGACATGATCCATTGAGCCTCGACCAGCTTGACCTCTCGACTTATTGAACCGAATTTTATATGTGTTCATATAATTTCTGCGGCTGGTGGCATAGCGCAGGCCTGCGGTTGTTGAATCACGGTCAAGTTGAAATGCACAAACTTAATTGGTAGTTCTGCCGCATGGCGTGTAAACGAATGAGACAACCATGAATTAGCAAAGATCATCATGCCGGGTTTTGGCGTAAAGTTAATCATCTTACTGGCAGGAGTTGCCATGTTCATGTCTTGCTCAGGCAAATCAATTTGAACTTTGCCTGAACGGGGGTCATGGAAAACAACGTGAGAACAGTTTTCTGGAGTTTCAAGAAAATAAAATCCTGTGATTTGTGAGCCAAAGCCATGAACGTGAGCATCCATTGCAGAGTGTTTGTGGTGTTCTTGCGTCCACATTTCTGTAAACTGCACAGCTTTGTTTTGCATGGCGTAACCTTGTTCATTAAGAATGTTCCAAGCTGTAGCGCCAACAAACTCAGAAAACTCCGCCATGCGTGAGTCGCCAAAATAATTGCCTGTCATGTATACAGGGTAGATTTCATTGAGATCACGTTCTTTGCGCTGGACTTCCAAGGCTTCTTCAGAAATAGCGTTTACTGCTTCTAAGAAATCAGGTCGCTCAATGATGTAAATTGGGCACGGAAAATGGTATGCAACTTGAAGTTGTGTTTGAAGAACAACTTGAGCTACTGATTCAGCGGCTTTGCAGACTTTTTGTTTTTTGGCTACTTTGCTCATGCTGCAACCCAATCCCATGCAAAGAAATCAAACTTGTACTCGCCTTCTGGACGAGCCGGAGTTTCTTTCCAGTTGGCATCTGCGCCGCACCAGAAAACAATTTTACCTTCTACAGGTTCAGGCCGTGGGATTGGAGGTTGCATTGTGCAAGTGGCCTCATCTAAAGTCCATGCTGACCAATTAGATGCTTGGTCACGGTCATTAAACGCAGTAATAACATCCTGTTGTTTAGCAGTCTTTTCTTCCGCAGTCATGTCACGTTTATGCCACACATCAGTCCAAACACCATCTACTTTTTCGTAAGTAGGTTCTTCTGCGGTCATCAACTCATATACGCCCAAAATAGGGCGCTCAACACGAATGAATGTCTCCCAGTGTGCAGGGACTGAACCAAATGCTTGGATTAGGTTGTTCTCAAAAGCAGGGTGATTTTTAATTGTGCTGTTTTCAGTTTCAATATAAAGATTCATATTTTTTATCCTAACTAACTAATTAATCAATTATTTATTATTCATTCGCCGTGCGTGTTGAAGGGAATGTGCGAGTTGTGCCGGGCCAGATGATACGGACTGCGCCAGCACCTCCAGACCCCCCATTAGCAAAAGTTCCAGAACCCTTAGTACCAGCACCACCCCCTCCACCACGCAACCCGCCACTGGAAAACCCATAGCTACTGGGGTTGGTGGTGCCACCTGCAGCACCGCTTGAGCCGCCTCCTCCACCAAAACCACCTTCGCCATATACAGCTATAGCGCCTCCAGCACCATTTGAGCCTTCGCCTAATAAGCCCACACCGCCGCCAGCGCCACCGCCTCCATTCGTTGAGTTTTCGCAAGCAACGCCATTGGCCCCGCCGCCGCCGCCTCCTCCGCCACCACCGACGCCATTACCTCCAGCGACACTAGCATCAGGAGCAGCTGTACCACCATTGCCAGAATACCCTCCGGCACCACCGCCACCTCCGCCATTGGCGCCGCTAGAAGATGCACCAGCACCACCATTACCACCGCCATCACCGGCATATGAACCACCCGATCCACCGACGCCAGTGGTTCCAAAAACATACGTGCCCGGATTACCACCAGAACCTGATGTGGTGGTTCCTGCTACAAACGAAGAGGCACCACCAGCAGTACCGGAGGTAGCAGTAGTTGTTGATCCAGGACCACCAACGCCAACAACTACTGCATACGAAACACCGGGAACAACAGTAATGTTATTACGATATCCAAGGCCACCGCCTCCGCCGCCACCAGGAACACCACTGGCATTTCCTTTTCCGGATCCACCACCACCTCCAACAGTAACAACAGAGACAGAGGTTACCCCAGCTGGTGCAACCCAAGAGTAATTACCTGCCGTTGTGTAAGAATCTTGGCCCGGAGGTGCAACAAAAGCTGCTCTTTCTTTCCTCTTACCAACACTAGCTGCTTTGGGAACACTAACTAATTTTCGAAATAAAGGCATAATTAAAAGAAACTCTGTACAGATGCAAACACATTGTAAGTTGGTGTTGCAGAGGTTTTAATAATACTGAATGAATATATGTCCGTGTTGGCTGATGTACCGCCAAGTGGTGCACCTCCTGCCCATTTTACGATTGTTGCACTACCATCAACTTGATATACGTTAATATATTTTCCATTAGCACTATTTGGATTAATAATAGTAAACGATGCAGTATTACCTACTGGCATACCAGCAAGACCTGTAAAGTTAATTGTACTGTTTGCAGATGAGTTAGCAGTAAATACTATAAGTGGTTGTGCCACATTAATAGTTGTATTAGCACCCATCAAGGTAGTCACATTGGCTGTTTCAAATACTGTACTGAGAAAACTAGTTGCACCAGATAGGTTAACATTACCTGTTGTGACTGTTGGTGCAAAACTATTGGAGGTAACTGAGCCTGTTCCAAGTTTATCACCTGTTACAGCTCCTGATGCTAGTTCGGATGTATTGATTGAACCATCTGCAATTGCTGCTGTAGTTATAGCGTTAGCTGCAATCAGATTACTAGTGATTGATGATAGGCCAAGTTTATCGCCTGTAATAGTTGCTGATGCTATCAGGTTGCCAGTTAATGTAGTTGGTGCAATCTTGTCACCAGTAATAGCATTAGTCTGAATTTTAACTGTAGATACAGAGAAGTCTGATGGAATATGTGGACTAGCACCAAGTCCAAGGAACAATACTTGGATATTATTTGTGCCTGTTGGTGGTGCTTCTGAGAAGGTAAGTGTTGTGCTAGATAACGAATATGTATCTGTATGCTGGCGAATACCACCAACGAACACAAGAATAGAGCTAGTGGTTACTGGTGCTTCACGCAAGGTAAAGTTGACTGTGCTATTGTCACCATTGAAGGAGTCAATAGCAAAGGTCGCTGATGTGGGTAGATTTCCAAGGAAGGCCAATTTATTATCCTTTTATATTGCGTTGGGCTTAGTATTGATTGTTTACTCTATTTAGTTAATATAGGATGACATTATCAAATGCTTCCTATATTAGTATACCGTTTGCGTATCGTCAGACACACCACCAAACTTTTTAACAATATTGAAGATACGAGTGTTATCCTCAAGCGCCATTATTTCATGAGGCTCACCGGGACGAAAATCCATCAGTTGTCCTGCCACAGCTTCTTTTTCCCAGTCGTGTGAGTAGGCTTTTATTTTTCCACGAGCAACAATTGTGATGTGAACATTATTTTCGTTATGAATATGTTTGGGCAGAATGTCTCCTGCTTTTTCAAAGTCATACATGCCGCCATGAATATCTCCCATATTTTCAAGCGGTTTAACCGACAACATTTGGCTCACTTCCCGAAACAGTTAAGTCAACTAGTGTGCCATCAGCTTTAACAGCGGGCTTAGCTGGGTACTGTGGGTTAACAGCATCAACTAACACCCACGCATTAAGTGCTGCAAGGTAATCGACCCACGCTTGACGAGCTTCTTCATTCGGCGCAGATTCAATTTTTTCCTGTGCCGTTTCTTTAAAGAACTCAACAGCTCTATTGGCACTGTCTGTAAATTGTTGCATTTTTACTGCACGTTCTTCATCAGTCATTTCACGCACAAACCAAACATCTTTTACAATTCCGTTATCCCATTGATAATCTGCTTCATCTACTTGAAAAGTTGTTGCTAAATATGGGCATTCAACACGCTCAAACTTTACAAATTCTGCGGGCAAATTGTTAACGTCAATATGAGGGAATGCTTGACGAAAGTTATCACCCATAATTGGGTGCTCAAAAGGCTGACCATCTACGATGCGAATAAAAAGTTCCATTATAAATCTCCTGTGTTTGTTGAAGGAAATGCCCGACCTGCACCCCATATAATTCTAACTGCGGCTGGGCCGCCAGTACCCCCATTAGTATTACCGGCAAGGTTGGCTCCTGCACCGCCTCCACCACCACCATATGCACCACCTGCAACACCATCACCAATTGCACCGGTAGTTCCGTTTGCGCCATCACTACCACCACCACCACCGCCTCCTGTGGTTGTTCCAGCAGCTCCGTTGGATCCTTGCCCTAAAAGACCAACACCACCTCCACCTCCGCCAGATCGAGAAACAGAACCATCACCAGTAAGGCCACTACCTCCTCCGCCTCCTCCGCCGCCAATTCCTGCATTACCACCACTCGGATCATTACCACCAGCACCACTTTCAGCTTGGTATCCAGCAGCACCTCCGCCGCCTCCACCGTCTGCGTCTTGTTGACTGCTTGAGCCGCTTTTTCCGTTACCGCCAGCGCCACCATCAAAACCTACCGCCTGGGCACTGCCTGAGGTAGTGCCGCCAACACCACCATTACTACTGCCACCAGTACCGCCTATTCTACCTTCTGCTACGGATGAACTAACAAATGTAGCAGAACCACCTGAGCTTATTGAAACCGTGTACGAAGTGCCCGGTGTTACAGAGTAATTGTTTAAAAACATTAAACCTCCCCCTCCTCCTCCACCTCCTCCATCATATGTGTCAGAATCAACAGCACAGATTGTTCTTTGGGAAGGTCCTCCAGTACCGCCTTTTCCTACGCAGACAACGGAAACCGCAGTAACTCCTACTGGAGCAACCCATGAATATGTACCAACACCGGTATAAAAATTCTGACCTTGATTAACCGTTAATGTCTTTGAACCTACAGCTTGTGCTATCTGTTTTAATGTTAAAATACCTACAGCCATGATTATCTCACTACGTTGGTTGATGGAAATGTACGGGTGATTGTAGGATAACCAGACCAAATAATACGAACTGCACCGCCACCGCCACGACCCCCATTACCAGAAGCTGAATCACGGCTAGCGCCGCCGCCTCCGTAGGTGCCACCATTAATCTGTAGGCCTGCAACACTGCCACCATTAGAGCCGCTTGATCCTGCACCGCCGCCGCCAGTTGTACCTGTTCCAGCAGCACCATTTGTGCCTTGACCAAAGAGACCAACACCTCCACCACCACCACTAGCGTCGGTAGAACCTGTGCCCCCGCCGCCGCCTCCTCCGCCTGTTCCTACAGCACCAGCTGCGCCTCCATTACCAGAATACCCGCCTGCGCCGCCGCCTCCACCAGAAGTTGATGCAGCTCTATTCCCGCCAGCACCGCCATCGCCACCGCCAATAGAACCCGCAATAGTTGACCCTGTGCCGCCCGCACCGCCACTACCACTACTTGTGTTGTTTACACCGCCACCGCCAGCCCAAACCGTAGCTGTTGCTGTAGATACGCCATTAAACCAACTATCACCGCCAGCGACCGCAGTTACTCCTGCAGCTGCTCCTGCGCCAACAGTTAACTGGTAAGAAGCGCCGGGAGTGACCGCAAAGTTATTGTAGTAACGAAGACCACCCCCGCCACTTCCAAATGCGTAAGTATCATCTCTGCGACCACTGCCGCCAGCACCTACACAAAGAACAGAAACAAGCGTCACACCATCAGGGCAAACCCATGTATAAGCCCCAGGAACCGTAAACAGTGCTTCCCCATTTAACAAAAAAGGGTTTATTGTTGCGGAGATATATCCGCCAGGATAGCGTTTGGACATCTTTTACGCCAATTAAGAAATTTCTTCCCAAGAAATCAAACTGGCAAGGCCATTAGAAGTTCCGGATTTAATACCAATAGATTCGTTTTCTTCCAAATAAAATGACGTTGATTTATCAATAATAACCAAAGTAGTACTACCTGGAACTGGAATTAATTGTGCAATTGGGAATCCTGAACCAGTCAGTGCAGCACCAGTATAGACGTTAACTGTTACATTAACTGAATTAGCATTAGTCTCTCTGTTTGCTACTAGAATAGTATTAATTTTGTAAACTTTACCACTTGAAGCTGGATTGCTAAGCAAACCAATCTCACTTGTGGTAGACAAGGTCATGTTGTTTGAATTTGCATTAATCAACGATACGTTGACAATATTAGGTGCGGCCATTTAGTTTTATCCTCCAAATACAATAGCCATCGCTATTGCCTTTCCTGTTGTTGCACCTGGTGATGCAAGTTTTGCGTTTGAAATTGTTCCGTCAACGATGTTATTTGCGTTGATTGCTGTAAGGCCAATCTTATCGCCTGTTACAGCTCCTGATGCTAGTTCGGATGTATTGATTGAACCATCTGCAATTGCTGCTGTAGTTATAGCGTTAGCTGCAATCAGATTACTAGTGATTGATGATAGGCCAAGTTTATCGCCTGTAATAGTGGTAGCAGCTATCAGGTTACCAGTAATTGCAGTCAATCCAATCTTATCGCCAGTAATTGTACTAGATGCAAGCTTGACACCAGTAATTGAACCGTCTATAATTGATGCAGCAGTTAAAGTACCTTCAGCAGGAATAAATTTAGTGATTGTATAGTTGCGATAGGTAACAATAATATTACCAGTGCCAACTGATGGTGCTCCAGTAAACGTGAGGGTTTGTGTTCCGTTTACAGTATATGCCTCATATGGATCCTGTTGAACATTGTTAACAAGAACTTCAATGTCAGAGGGATTATACACCGCTCTAGACAATGTGATAGTAGTTGTGCTACCATCGCCATTGAATCTTTCAGTAAGAGATGTAAATGACTGAGTGGTGGGTGTGTTACCTAGAAAAGACATTAGTTAACTCCAATTAAGTTATTTCTAGGACAGACAGGATCACATCACACCCGGCTGATGATGAAACCTTAATTGCATCTGTTGCCTCTAGGACCAACTTCTGATCTCCACCAATCGGAACAAAGGCGCCTCCGACTGCAATCGTAGCATTTCGAACCATGTAATAGTCAGCTGCACTTGCAGTTACAAACACATTACAACTTACTGGAGAAGTTGTTAAGTTTGCAATGGACATGCCAATGACAGTTGCTGAGACACCACTGCCAGCGGTAAAAATTGTAGTATTTGCGGATACATTTGCACCGAAATAATTCTTGAAGGTATTAGCCATCTTTTATTTTCCTTGATATTCTATTTATCTATTTAACCTAGTGCAATTGCAAAGGCCAGGCCATCACCTGAAACAGCTGAGGCTATAAGTCCAACAGCTGTTACAGTTTGTTGTATAATTAAGTTGCCTACCATACCTGAGTGATTTTGACACTGGTAAACATAAGTGTTACCTGTTAATGCAAAAGGAACTTTCCAGATAAGTGTTCCAGTTTCTTTTGCTTGAGCACCACTTTCAGTAGTAACAACACCAGCTGTTGATACATGAGTAAGTCCTACATTATAAAGTACTCCGCCATTTGACTGTCTTATTAAAAATGGATGTCCTGAAGCATTAATATTAAATGAAACTGTTTGGCCTGGATGTAAATATATGTCAGGATTGTTACCAGAATATTGGTCAAATAGATAAGCACCTGAACCTGAATTCGTAACAGCAAAAGTAGTAACACCAGTTCTTACATTAGCATTTGAAGAAAATGCAAATCCATTGACAAGAATATTTGTAGATGAAGTTAATAGACCGGATGCACTTGTTAAAGTGGAAATATTTGCTGATCCAGATACAGCAAGATTAGTTAAAGTTGTGTTACCTGTTACAGATAGATTGTTTGCAAAAGAAGCCGAACCATTAGAGTTGATATCATCAAAACTAATTGAATCAAGGACAATATTTCCCGATACTGTTAAATCGCCACCAATTGTAAGGTTGTTAGCAACCGAAAGGTTGGTATTTGAATAGAAAATGGAGCCACTGCCACCTTCGACCAAGGAGTTAGTCCTTGTGATGAGGTCTTGTGTTCCCGTCAACCATTGACTGAATGTGTTTGCGGTATTTAATTGTGAAATTATAGGCATTACTTATCCTGATTTGCAGCAATTTGCAATAACAACTGTTTAATATCTTGCATATCTTGTTCTAGCTTATCCAGTCGTTGTTTATCTTGTTGTTTTTCTTCTTGCTGGCGTTTAGAGATTTCACGCTTCATACGATACTCATTTAAACCATTTATGTCTGTATTTAGAATGGCTTTGGAATGAGTATCTCGAACAAAAGTAGAATCGTTAACTTGTACTAATGGCATATTTTAACCTGCTGGGAATGCAATTGCACGAACATCACGAATCTTTGGAACATCGATTGTATCTGTACCTGCCATTACAATCTTAATTGAGAAGGTTCTAAATGTTGAGAAACCGGTTGTATCAGTTGTATAACTAACAGAATTGTTTGCTACACCACCAGTTCCAGGTGCAAATACCAATTCACGATAATCATTTCGGTTAACAGCAACAAAGTTTTCGTTGCCAAGTTCTGTCATTAACTGATAGTTCTTATTATCGAACAAATCAGAATCGGACTTAGAAAGAATCTTGTAATAAACAAGTATTTTTGCATCAGCTGGTTTGAAAGCTGTTAAGTATACACGCAAATCACCCGAATCGAAACCATCATTCAAAATAATTTTACGGAGAATATAACGAACATAAGAGTTTCCGCCAAACTGTTTATCTTCACCATTGTAAATTGCAACAGCACCAGAACCACCACCTGAGCCAGGCGTTAATGTGATTATAGGAGAAGTTGTATAACCAGAACCTGGATTTGTAATGTAAACTGAATTAACTGTATTACTTACAACATTTGCCACAGCGGTTGCACCTGAACCACCACCGCCTGTAATAGTTACCGTAACATCACTAGTGTTTGCGTAACCTGTGCCTGATGAAGTAACAAATACCTCAGAATTTCTTAGTGGCAAATCATTGATGATATTACGAATTGTTAAAGCGCCAAAACGAGTTGAATCTACAACTGGAGTAACTGCTGGATTCAATGAAGTCAATGTTGCATTTACAATCAAAGAGTTATTGCTTGTTGTAATTACACGGCGACCTCCGCCATCATCCATGTAATAGTCTTTAAGTGGCGTAATTGGTTTAAAACCAGCTGAACCACCGCCAGCATCAACTACAGAATTAAATTGGTAAGATACAGACGTATTAGAAATAACCACATCATTTGTGATTAGGTGCATTAAATCATATGGCACATTTGCAGCTGGTGCAATTGCTCTAAATCGCAATTGTGCAGGTGATGTTGAAAATACATTTCGGTAAATTCTAAACAACATGTCTGAATTTTGATCAGCAGTCCAAGTAGAACCGTTTTGAGATAGGAATAGAGAACCACCATATGGCTGTTCTGAAATCTGTCTTTGTTGGACAATATCTAACTTACCAATCTCAGCAATATAAGCTTCATACTTGTTTGAGTTGGAGAACAATACGAATGAATGTTCACCAGGCTGCATGTATACAGGTGCATCAAACTTAAACTCAGTATATTTTGTAGCATCATCCAAATCTGGAGAATCAGTTGTGTTAACTTTATCAGGAGTCAATACAACAGTACCATTTGGATAAATGATTGATGCAGATGGAACACCGTTAACCGTTGGCCTCAATTGCATTGTAACTGGAACAGTATCATCTTTTGTTTTAAAGCAAACACTCAAACGACTTATATACACACCTTGTGGGTATGTTAATGGGTCAACTAAGAATGTTTGTGCAAGTGGATCAAACCATCCAGATATATCAGGATCTGGGATTCTTCTTTGTCCTATAATCCTAGAAATAGGTTGTTCTGCGTTTACCGCACTTCTTTGAATTGTTGGTTGTGTAATTGAAAGAATTGTTTCTTCTACAGTTTGAATTAAACCTTGTGCAAAGAATGAAGTATCTCCGTTTGTGGATGAAGTTACAACATCATTGATATTATTATCAATCAATCTTAAGCGTTTCTCACCAATGCGGAAAGTGGAAGCAGGTATAGTAAATAAACCTGCAACATCACCTGCTGCGGTAGTTTTTAATCTGCCAATTGAGTATACTGAATTGTTTGCAACTGGCGTTGTAGTCCAAGAAGATGAAATTGATGCCACTCTTGTAGCTGGATTATATGTTGAAATAGTTGCTTGTTGACCAGCACCAGTTCCTGAAACAACAAAGATTGTAGCTGCGTTATAATCGGTAATGTTATTGGCTGTTGTAGCATCCAAATCTAGTGTGATAGAAGATGCCGCAGCACCTTGACACAAACCACTATAGTGTTCATAACCAACTATTCTAGCAGTTGTTCCTGTGCTTTGGCCAATCAAGTTGGCGGAAGCCAAGTTATATGATCCGCTAGGCTGGTTGTTAATAATAAATGCTTCAGTATTTGAAGTTCTTACAATAACAGCCGTACCGTTTGTGGTTGAGGTTGTGTTATTGAAAATATTAACTAGTTCAAAATTACTTACCTCTGTGCGGTAATTTAATTTGTTTTCACGCAGAATAAACTTATTAGCCCGAGATGTAAAACTTTCAATCAATGTAGTATCAAAGAAAGGAAACATTGTGATATTTGGTTTAAAATCAGAGCCAACAACTACAATACCTTTCTCACGCATAAACGGAATAATAGAAAAGTCTATAAGTCTATCACCAATACTTTGTGTGATGGTCTCTGGCACAACCCTAGAAACTATACCTGAACGTGTTGCTGTACCAAATTGTCTTGTAGTTTCAAGGTTGTCTTGTTCAGTTGTGACTGTTCTTCCTGTCCAGTTTTCTTGCCAATTGCCCCAAGTGAAATCAAAAGGAGATGTTGAGGATGTAATTTTATCCCATACATCTTTAGTACCACCAACATTAATAACAACTTGTGGCAGTCTATTTGTATCTAACCAAATATCTGTTGTTGGGTCAATAAAAACTTTACCAATATAACTAGTCACATTGAATGGGTTAACACTCAACGATCTAGAAGCTTTTGGTTGACTGATGAATGTGGTATCAGTTGTTGATATGATAATTGATGAACCATTTTGTTGGAAGCCAGATGAATTGGCCGCATCAAATTCCAATGTGATTGGTGTAATGTTAAATGATGGTCTCAATTCTTTTGCTTGTGAATCAATAGATGCACGATAGTCAACTTTTGCCACATCGGCAACTGAATGGCCATCAAAAGAATCAACAACAATACCATTTTTAAATCTAGGCAAGTTTGCAGAGTCCAAAATTGTCAAGTCTTGTTTAGAAATTGCGTTCTGTTCAAGTAGTGACAATGCTGTGTAATACTCAATATTTTCAACACGTTTTTCAATAGCACCAATGTCACGCATTGTGTATCTTCTGTGGTTGATATATTGTGTTGTAACATTAGATGTGTTGGCAACATATGCAGGACTACGCAAGATATACAATGTCATAGCATTGTCTTTATCTTTTGGATCTTCTGGATATAAACTAGAGATGCCTTTAATAACTTCAAATGTTCTATCTTTGTTTAGAATAATTTTATCATGTCTTGGCAAATAATATTGATAACTCAAAATAATATCAGAACCATTTTCTGGAATTTTTGGACCGGTTGTAGATGAGTCAACATCAAATGTTACAGTATTTGCCGTTGCAACAGTTGCCGCAGCACGAACTGGTCTAAAGTCTAAACAGTCACGGAGAGAATATTCAATACCATTGGTTGATGTATATGAACCCACATTCTCATAACCAAAAGCTGCATCATAAGAATCCACATTAAAGAATCCAGCACCAGATGATGAGAACTTATCAAATTTGACAACGAGTGGACCGACTGGAGCAGAAACACCAGGTTTTAATTTAATAGATGCATGGTCATAATAAGAATCTCTTTGGCCATTATCTAACGTGTACCTTGATGTAATATCAATAGCACTTGCCACATTGGCCTGTGTAATGTTTGTATTGTTAAAGTCTAATACGGAAACAACTCTAATTACATCAGGAACATACAATGACTGAGATACTGTAGGTGACTTAACAACTGTGTTTGCCGAAATATGGAGTTGACCAGGTGTTGTGAATAGGTTTACGGCACCATTACTGAAAAGATTTAAACCTGATGTTAATTGCAAATCTGTGTTTGCCTGCACGTATGTTTTCGTTTTCTCATTAGGAGAAGTGGAATCAATGGTTGCATAGACGTTAGCAGTTAAATTCAAACCATTAGTAACTGTAATTCTTCTTGTGGCAATATCAACTGTAAACAAGTCAGTAGGAATTGTTTTACCAAGTTGATATGAAGAAGTACCAGCATTTGTAACCACGACTTGATAATTTGATTGCCTTGTACTTGTGGAAGATGCTGTAGATAAAGCTTCGCCAGCACCTACTGACAATGTTGGAGACAGGCCTGATGCAAATGTTAGCGACTCATACAATCTTCTATATGATAATGAGAGACCTGTAATTGTATTATTGGCAACAAAGTTTTCACCTAAAGCAAACAATAATTGTTCTGAAGTTGTATCAGAAATATAAGTGTCATCAAATGCCGTTGAGTGGTCTTTTGACCGGTCGTCAATATCAACCGCAGCAACTCTTGCAGCTGCACCGGCGCCAGATGTAACAACAACAGACTTAACATCATTAAATTCAAAATCAATTGAGTATGTAGAAGCTGTTGTTAGTGGTGTAATGAATGGCTCAGATAACTGAATTGTCTGATTTACGCCACTATAGTTAGTAATAATTTTTGCTAATTCTCCAGCGCCTGGACCTGAAGTAATTCTAAATTTGGCACCACGATAAGCATTATCGGTTGTTAAACGATTATTAGCCAATCCTAGTGTGTTTGCAATTTGAACATGTGTTATATTAATTGCACTATTTACGGAACCGGTTAATGAACCAACATTTACATCTGTTAAAAATACCTTGTATTCATATGTTGAGGCATTAGATGTATTTGAAGTTGAATCAAATTGAACCGATTTAATTCTAGCTGTACCAACTTTTGTATTTGAAATTGTTGCAGTGGATGTTACATTGATTGAACTGTTTGGAACACAATGTAGGTCTACTGTCTGGAGACTATTGATTGGCAACGTGCCATAGAGAGTATTAGCATAGACATAATATCCATAGTCGGCTGTAATACGCTTACCTGTTACAGAAGCTAATTCTCTTGGTTTTGGAATATTAATTATTGTTGATCCAACTGTTTCAAGTTCATAACCATAAACATAAGCTTTACCTGGTGACAAGATAAGACTCATGTTAGCAGAGTTTGCAGATGATGTTTCAATCGCTAATTTAAATGGTTTAACTGTGTAATTGCCAGATTCGTCATACGTTCTTCGAGCAAGAGTATCTTCCAATACTGCATAAATTGGAAATCTATCGTACTTGGTCAAAGTGCCTTCTTCAATTCGAGCAAGTTCTATAAATTTTGTATCGTCTATAGATTCGAGACTTCTCATTGTAAGAGTCATTTGAATCTTGTAACGGTCGGAACCTGGAGCTTGAAAGTTGGAGGCGTCTTGAGCTGGATCCAACAATGAAGTATCGGAAGTATAAGATACTGTTGATTCTGTAATTTCAAAACCAATTCGTGCATTGGCTGTTTGTGAATACTTTGAAACGGCAATAGTTTGTGCATCCGTTTTAACAAAGAATCCTTCATAATAATATACGCCTTCATTGACTGAAAAAACTTGGCCAGTGCCAACACCTGCTGTAGCTATATTTGCAGATACGGTGTTAGTCTCAAAAGTTTTAATTGTGTTACCAGCTACAAATGGAGTGCCATAAATTTCTTTAATCAATAAAGTTTTAGGATCACCAGTGCCTGCGTCAGCATCAAAAGTTTTAAGTACAAAAGCTCTTTGCGTAGGATTGGTATTATTATCAACGAGTGTTTTATCAGTAAAGTTACTAACTGTTACCGCAGAACCTAGAAAAGTTGAATCTAACTTTAAAGAAATTACATTTTGGAAAAAAGTTTGGCCACCTGTTACAACAGAGCCATTTTTAAATACATGATTACCAAATCTCTGTACTTGTTTCTGTAAAATTGTTTGAAGTTGTGTTAACTCACGAGCCTGAACAGCATAGCCTGGCTTAAATAACATGCGAAGAAATTTCTTATCTTCATCATAGTCATCATAATATGGATTTACATTAAAATTGGTATCAAGAGCCATTGACCGTCCTTAAAAACTTACGACTAGTTTAATATTTTCCGCCTGGCCATCTGCCCGGTCGAGTTTTGTTATATTTTCCGTATACATTATATCACCTGTATATGGTTCGAATTCTGGTTGAGCTGTTGCGGTAACTGTTCTAGAAGAGCCAGAGTTAAAACCAATGAGTGGAAGACCAGTAACAAATGTCCCTTTGACTTTTGTTAATCTAACTCCGTTGGTAGTCTGTGCGTTAATAAAACCGTAGGCATTTGGATTAGATACTGATCCTTGATAAACATATTCATTCAAAGAAAAAGAAGTTCCAGCAACAACATCTAAATTGGTAGTCTGTGATATAACAGAATTAGCTGTAGCAGTATTTGCTGCGACAGTTGATCCATATTTATATGGATCCCTCAACAGTCCAATTTGTCTAAACGAAGTATCAATTGAAATTAATCCTTGTTCAGTAGAATCAATTTCACCAATTCTAACAGCAACCATTACATTATTTGCACTTAATTCTTTAGCAGGATTAAAAGAGTGGCCAAACTTTGGCGGTAAAATAACTCTAGTTTGAGCACCAGAACCTGAGCCGTAAATGAATGCATTTGCTGTGGTATAATCAGAACCAATAGTAGAAACAGTAATCTTTGATATATTAGCTTGAGCTGCTGAAGCACCAGAAGAAGTGTTGGAAAGTGTAGCGCTTGCGACAGCACCAATACCATCACCAGCAATATAAACTCTGGTTGAGATTGTTATGTTATTAGCATTACCACCAACTCCACTTGTGGCAGATGAGAGTGTTATAATACCTGTTGTGTTTGAAATAGAACTAATAAAAGTATCTGCCAATATACCTGTTCCACTAATGGTCAAGTTACTTAAATTGAACAAAGTTGGAATACTGAATACAGACAAAGTTAGTGAGGTGTTTGATAGCTTTAGCGATGTTTGGCCAGAGGTAAAAGAATCAACCCTAATGTTAGAAGCTTGTCTATAATTAACACCTGGATTAGTAACAACAATTGTAGTTAGTTCTCCATCAACAACGCCAGAACTATTGACGCCATAGTCTAATGCAGCTGTAGAGGTCGGTGCTGGTATCCATTGCGTTGTTAAAAATTTATTTGATGGTTTAACATTGTACATATACTTCCAAACAAACCCATCACCTGTAGAGATGTTACCGTTAGAAGTTGTATAGTCACCTGAAGGTTCGACTGTGGAGTTTGCAGATGCATTATTGGAAACACACTTGTAAACATTTCTTGCCGATGTGATTACATACATCGGTTTCAAATTTTGTGTGGTGTTTGAAGACAATAATGTTGAAACTTCAACTGTATCATCATATTGACGATATTTGGTATTTGAGGTCCAGTTAATCTTTGGAACCACTAATTCAACATCATTTCCCGTTGCTCTTTTCGCAGCAAAGATGTTATCCCAAGTATTTTTTTCTGCTGATATTGTATCGACAATAGAATCTGGAGAAGACTCATTTGCATAGGGGACATGGTTTCCAATAAAGACATATGCTATAGTTGGATTAGCCTCCGAGAACGATTCTTTGAATTGTTCTGCTGTATTAAAAGATAATTTTTTGTTAGTTATTGCTGCCATAAAATCTATTTATGTCACTATAATTAAAGTTTGAGCGCTGGCATTCATAGTCCATGCAGAAGAAACCGAAATATTTGTGTTACTTATGATACTATTTACAATTCTTAATTCGCCATTAACTGCAACATTGGTACCAAGTGTGATTGATCCAAGTGAGTTTGCAATATTAAATTTGGTGTTTACTCCAGTAACATAGATTGACCCGTTTGATACTGATACTGTACCAGAAATTTGGTTAGTAATAGTTCTGGAAACAGCTGTGTCTTTCTGTGTTATAGTTAAATTCTTATTCAAATCTGCATAGTTTACAAATCCAGATGGATGTAAAAGTTGGCGAAGAACATCTTTATATTTTGTAAACTCTGTCAGAGAGGATGTTATGTAAGAATAATCCACATAATAATTATTACCTTGGAGTTTTCTTTCAGAACTTGATAGAATGGAATCAGATGTTGTCCATCGGCCAGATAAAGTGGAATAAGAATTACCAACTTGAGCTGTTGCAGTTGCAGAGCCATCTCCAAAGTTTATCAAATCAACTTGTGGAATGTACTGATAACCAGCACCACCTGATGTAACTCTAATTCTTAAAATTTGACCAGGAACGGTATCGGTAAGAGCATTCAAATTTTCACCATCACCCATCAAAGATGTGATTGCAATATTAGCACCAGAACCATTAGATGAGGAAACTGTAACTGTTGGGAAACTGCCTTGAGTATAGTTAATGCCACCAATAACACCTCTCGACAATGAACCTATTGGTGAATTGTTTGAATATACAGTTCCATCACTAAATGAGAAGGCTGCATTTACGGTTGCGGTAGTAGAAGATGTGACTGCATTAATAAATCGTTCTTGACTTCTAATAGTAATTTTATCTCCAACACCAGGCTCTCCTGCTGCACCAAAAGATGTACCTGTTCCAGTAACAACAATTGAATTATTTGAAATGTTTGCGGTGCCAGCAGCTCTTTGAGATTGAACTTTTATTTTAGTAATTGTACCTGAACCAGCCACTTCGGTAACCGCAGCTGCAGCGCCATATCCATATGTGCCTGAAGGGTTCGAACCAAAAATAATTTCATCACCAACTTTGTAATTTACTCCGCCATTATATACATCAATTCTACCAACTGCCCGAAAAGATTTGATATCACTTAACGTACTGCCTAAGAAATAAAGAGAACCTTGAGAATCTAGTATAGCCGTATTTACAGATGTATTAGAGAATAAAATAATAGCATTGGTTATTGGGCCTAAGTTAGTAATTGTAAGTGAGCTTAATGCATCAAAAATTCGTGTATTGATATTTTCGCCAGCTGGAATAACCTGTGAAGGAAACCCATAATCAACCGCAGATAAAGTAATATTTGAATACGTATTAATAATATCATCATTAACTAAAAATGTAATATTAGTATTAGCGCCAGAAGTATCAACACCATCAACAGCGCCAGTAAGAAATGAGTTGCCTGGAGTGTTAGAGCTTGAAATTAAAGAAGCAGTACTAAATCCTGCGCCGCCATAATTAACAACAATACGATTTGTTAGACCAGCTGTTACAGATTCAACTTCTGCCGTGGCAGCACTTGTTGCGCCACCACCAAGAATAGTTACGGTGTCACCAACATTATATGAAGCACCAGAACCTGTAACCAAAATGGATGTTAATATTGAAAATGTATCCGCAACAAGTGTTATCTTTGTTCCATTAGGATCAATAATATCCGTTATGACTTGTTCGCCATTGGTAAATATGCCACTTAAAGTTTTCTTATCAATAATTAATTCAAATGGCAAACCAAAGTTTAATCGGTCGGTAATAATACGCTTTGAAGCACTTTCAATAATAGCAGTAGCACCTGATGTTTGGCCTGTAATTTTTCTATTGTTTAGTTGGGTAACATCAAAGTCATCATATACAACTTTAATTGCTGTGTTTGAAACAGGCGCAGAATTAAAAACCAACTTCCTAGATTCTTTTCGAATTGTGTAATCGGTATTAATTGTTTTTAACACATCGTCAACATAAACTTCAACCGCATCAGGATCAACTTGTTGAGCCAAAAAGAATGTGGTATTTGAACCTGTACCTGTATATGTGCTACGAATATCAGTTTCTAATTTTAAAAGATTGTCAACTGTCCATTTACCATCTGATATTCGCAAGACATTATTTTTTGGTAAGATAACATCAACTTCATCATTGAACAACATTCTAAACAATAACTTAAATGACTTTTCATTGCCTCTAGAAATATAAAGAGGTAAAACATTTTTAATAAGTGTTTCTTTATTTACCTCAACATCTCTAGGAATCAAAGAGGCAAAGTTATTAAAGAAACTTTTTTCAAATGCGCCAATAGATGCGTCTACATCTGAAACATATCTCATGTTTTTGCTGAGAGTCAATACATTGTTTTTTTGATTGCCTTGAGCTTCTTCCATGAATTCATAATATGCTTCAAGGAAAGAAATGAATAAAGGATATTCATCATTTATGTATTCAGGTACTTGTTGTGCAACAAGTATGGATGTTTTTAAATTGGACATTTAATTAATCAGATATTTTGACTAAATCAATTGTAATGGATGTAGGGTCGGTTTCATCAATTGTAATAATTGTACTTCTAATAGTTTCAACAATACCTTTTTCCGACTCAAATGATAGTCTTATGTAACCGTCAGCTGAAGCAACAGATAACATGTTAATATCAAAAATGTTAATTAAACCAGCGGTATAATCAATCTCACCAACATTATCATCAACGATTTGTCTTTGTGCAGCTGAATCATAATAAATTGTTCTGAGTGTTCCTACTCGACCATCTACTATTGCAACGGCTGAAGCTCCATATCCATCACCACCGGTAACTGTTACTACAGCTCGTGTGTAATCGGTTCCACGATCCACAATATTAATATTCTGAACTCTGCCGTTAACAATAATGGCTTCAGCTGTTGCACCAGTACCATCGCCTGTGATGGTTACTGTTGGTGCAGAGGTATAGCCTGTACCCGCATCAGTAACACCGATTGAGGTAATGCCTGAAGATGACTGTGGTATTTCATCAAAGATAACAGTTCTTTCAATACCATCCACATCCAAAACATTAAAACTGGTTGATGTTAGTTTATTTGTAATTGTACCACGTTTTAAAGGTGCATTAAAATCGATTGCGTAATTTTTAGATTGATTCAAAATAGGCAAAAATCTTTTCTGTAACCTAACAACAGATTCGGAGCCAACAATAGAATTTAAATTTGTAGAATCAATTGAATCTTGCATCTTAGACAAAATAAATTTAGCACCAAATTTATTTAATTTTGAATTTCTGTATGCTATGATGGCGTTTCTAATATTATTTTTAATGCCATCCGCACTTACAGTTGTTTTCTTAGGATCATACTGTATGGTATTGTTAATCAATAAGTACAAGAATTCAGGATCTTTAAATTCTGCTTGAACGGAAACAATAGATTTTGGCTTAACGATATCATTTAAAATTCTTTGTTTTTCAGTTTCAGAAATATAGTAATCTGTTTTTGGTTTAATGGATATATAAACTTTGCCATAAACTGGAGGAGTTTCTTCTTCGCCACCCCAAACTGAAATAGAATCTAGTGATGGATAATTTTTAATAATGTAAGATTCGTAATCTTTAAAAGTGACTAATCTATTTTGTGTAGCAAATTGAGTTACAGCATTGTATTTAATTTCATTAACTGTTTCTCTATTTTTTCCACCAGCTGCAGCACTTAAAGTGGTAATAGTAATATCGGTATATCCAGAAATAGGAGCACCCACAGTAAAACTTAAAGATTTATTTGCGGCAGGGCCATTTGTTGACAGATATGTTAAATTAATTATTGCACCATCATTAATTTTTTTACCAATAACATCGTCACCAAAATAAATTTTATATTTGCCGCCTTTAGATTCTTGTAAAAAATATACTTCAGATGAGTTTGTAACATCTAAAATATCCGTAGCTTTATTAAAAATACTTATTTGTGAATTGCTTGAAGACGGCCTAACAGATACAGAAATAGTATTTGTATCAATATTAGAATCAGGAATTTCAAAAATAGCTTTTGGATTTTCTCCGTCGTTTTGTGTAAAAGAATAAGATACAAATTCACCTTCTTTAATTTCTAATCCCTCAAAAAAATATTTTGTTCCACTTTTTGTAACCGTTGTGTCACCCATAACAGCAAAATTATAAGATTGATTATCACTAGGGCTGGATATAAACACAAAACCTTTGGGTATTGTTACAGTATCAATTGTTGTACTATTGGTTTCTATCGTTAAATCAATAACTGCTGTAGCTGATGTTTTAGAATAAGGAACATACCCTAATGTTTTAGCATGTGAAACAACAGAATCTCTCAATAAAGCTGTATCTAAAAATGATTCATTAGCTACCATATTAAGATAGTATGCATTATAATGAGTATTATATGCTAAAAGATTAATTAAAACATTAAGCCCAGAGCCTTCAAAATCGTAGTCTTGAAATTCTGTTTGTTGTTTTAAATATGTTTTTAAATTGGTTTTGATTGTATCAAAATCAAGCTCTGCAACTTGTAAACGATTATCTGCCATTTATCGGACTCGCTCTAAGAAAAATTTGATTGCTATCGGATCGGTTCTATTAATAATTTGAAACAATAATTCAACTTTAAAACCATTATTATCGAAATCTGGAGAAACAACAATTTTTGTAACATTTGCTCTTGGCTCAAAATTGTTTATTGTTTCTACAATTTCACGGTCAATTAAAGATGCTGTGATCATATCCAATGGTTCAAACAAAAGCTTTCGAATATTACATCCAATTTCTGGTTGAAAAGGGATCTCATAGTGATTAGTTAAAATTAAATTCTTAATGGAATTAATTACCGCAAACTCAGCCCTGTGTTTGTTAATGTCTTTACGGATTGGATGAATATTGAAATTTAAATCTAAATCTCGCCATTCTCTAGTTGTTGTTATTATTGTTGTTGCCATTTTCTATTTATGTCACTGGTTAGCAAGCCTAGATTTTAATTTATCACTTCCAATAAGATTTTGAACTAGATTGTCTTCAGATGCTCCTAAATTTTCATATCTGCGTATATTTTTAGCTTCGTTAACCAATTGATTTGATTTTGTATAAAAATTCTCATCATGTACCCGCCTGTCATGTAACAAAGTATATAAAGTATTTGCAAATTCAGCAATTGAATTTACTGTATTATATGTTAAATTTGAAGTGTTTATTGGATCAAATGTGATAGGATCAATTGTCGTACTAATACTATTATTAACTGTATTT